GCATCGTGGTTTTGCCCTGCAAATGCTTTAATAGGCAGACCTTTTGTTGCAGCTTCAATATCTGTAACAGGATCAAGTGGTTGTGGTTCTGGTTTCTTAGGCAAAATACGATCCAGATTAGGAATGTTAGCTGCGCTAAGAAGTGTACGATTTAGTTCTTCCATATTAAACATTCCGGGTGGAGATGACTGAGCCAACTGCATTGCCATCTGTGTCATCATCAGACGATGTGCAGAAGACGGTATATTCGGGTCACTTACCGGAAGCACATCAACACGACCATCAAAGTCATACTTGAAAATTCTTTCCGACACACCCGGAACATCGTATGGATATTCTGGTGGCAAGCTTTCATAATCAATACGTGACAAAATTTTAAATTCATCACGCTGTGATTTATGAAGTCGTTTATGAATAGCACTAAAGAATTTACTTGATGCTTCAAGCAATGCCATAGTCGTGCCGACAGGACCATAGTTAGAACCTTCGCTGATAACCTGTTCCGTTGTGTCAGCAAACTTCTGACCTGCGCCAGAAATAAACTGAAGCATTTGGAACAATGTTTGTGATGGTTCTTTATATGGAAGTGAAATGATTGACTTGCTCAAGTCCATTCCTGTTGCTTCGACTTCTTTAAATTCACCCGGAGCAATAGGATCGTTGTCACCTACAATACGAACACCTTTGGCTTTAAAGCCGCCGGGAAGGTTTGCAAACTGACCTGCATCAATAAGGTTACGCAGTGCAGCAGTTGCAGACATTGTAAGGTTGCCAAGAAAGTGAATAAGACCAAGACCATAAAAACCAAAGCCCGGAACAAAACGATAATGTGTAAAGAACATTTTCTTTTGTTTTGTTTCGTCTTCAGGATCCCAGTTTCTTCTAATTGAAATAACTTTTTGTGATTGTTCTTCAATAGTTACAATATAAGGACATGCACCTTCTCCATCTTCAAGGTCCAGATAACAGTGCTGCTCAAGCAACACATACTGCATATCTGTGTCTGAAGAAGGTGATAGTCCAAGAACTGTGTCCATTTTTTCTGTAAGTGCTGATTGTTCTGGCATATATGGTTCTGGTAGATCGTCACCAATATACATACCTGCTTCAATCTGCCGTGCCATTTCTACAGGGCTACGGAACAATACATGAGTATATCTGTCTGCACGTCTTAGGTCTGTGGCATAGTAAGACACATAGAATTGGTCAATAGGCACAAACTCACTGACAGGACGTTGTACAGATGAATCATAATAAATCTTTTTGAAAGAAGAACCAATCAAGGGCAGGTGAAACAACATGCGCTCAAACTCGTCAAAGTATTCCGGCATTTGCTCGGTCAACTGATAGTTCATAAAGTTTTGAACACGGTTGGCTTGACGCTGACGCTCTTCTGTTACGTCACCTAGAACTTGGGTCTTTACAGGCCCAGAAGCAGGGAAAAGTTCTTGACTCGCCCTTGATTGGAACTTGACTGCTGATTCGATCAGCAATGGGTGTACAGCGGTGGCAGCACCTTCAAATGGTTCTGTTGTTTCTTCCAGTTTCAAACCAAGCAAATCAAACCCACGCTCAAACATGGATTCCCATTCTGAACGTGAAGCTTTATCTGCTTCAAAGTTATCATAAACTTCTTGACCAATAGATGACAGAATATCTTCGTCAAGACTTTCAGCCAAGTTCTCGTAGAACTCGCCTTCTTCCATATCAAATTCTATTTCCATAGAATCATCTTCCATAGAAAATTCTACTTCGATTTCACCAGTGTCTGGATCAATTTCAAAGTTTACTTTTTCTGATGCTTCAGGATCAAAGTTAACTGGAATTACGTTATCAGATGAAGGTATCTGATCATTTGGATTTTTTTCTATAGCCATTATTTTTCCCTGCTAATTAAAGTTATATCTGACTGTCCTATATTATATACTTATGTTCGCCAATATGCAACTCTCTTTTGCCTTCTTGGATTGATATCATCTTCCCAATTAGGATCTTCTGGATGCAATAAGTTCCAACTGTCTTTCATGTAATGGATTGCCATTGTTAGACAATCTACTTGGTCATCATGTGCGCCATTAGGAAATGACATACATTCTGAAAATAAATCATCTGCCCATACCCTGTTGTTTGGTAGCCAGACACGTCCTGCTTCCATCATTGGGGTTGCTGCATACACACGAGCAATCTTATCTCTGTCTGGAAGATAGTCCAGCACAGGAAGCCCTGCTCTTCTCATGTCCTGTATGAGCGATTGTCCTGATGCTTTTTTCTCAATGATACACACATCAGGTCTGAATTCTTGGAATAGTTCTTGTGCCTTACGTCTTAGTTCGGGATATTCAAATCTTCCACGGATATTACTAAGAAGAATAATATTAGAAGCTATACCTTCACCACCATAACCATCTTCAACATAATTATTAAATATGCCCCACGTCTGTATTACGCTATAGTCAGCAGTTCTTGATGTGCTGAAGGCCGTGTCATATGTTTGAATAATAAAGTCGCAACCGGGCGGTTCGTCATAATCCCACCACTGTATCCACTTCTTTTTGATAATGCCGCCGTCATCAGGACTTGGATCCTGCATGTACAAAGCATTCCAATATCTGCTGCCATTACTTGCTCTGATTTCCTGTTCGTCCAGTTTCAGAACTTCATCTGACTTCCACTCTGGAAAATATGAACTGCCTACAGGTAATCCAAGAAGTTCTGCTGCTGGCTCGTCTAGCCATGCAGGGATACTAATTACTTCCCAAGGATACACACTTTCTTCTGCGGCCTGTTCCTGTTTTAAAAGCCAACCACAAAGGTCATCATAATGGTATCTGGTGTTGATGATAATGATGGCTCCATTCGGCATGATACGAGTGCGTAGGCCAGCAGGATACCATTCCTTGATATACCTACGACCTGCTTCAGAAAAGCTGTCTTCTTCCGACATAACGTCATCAAGTAGTGCCACATGAGCACCACGACCTGCCACCTGACTTCTAACACCCGCCGCATAGTAAGAACCATTTTTATTTGTTTTCCATTTTCCTGCTGCCTTAACGTCACTACGCAAAGACACACCCTTAAAGTTACGCTGAAACTTTTCTGTGTTCACAATATCCCTGACAGATCTACCAAAGTCGCTGGCAAGCTGGTCTGAGTGCGACACAGACATTATCTCATGATTCGCATAATTCCCAATATACCAAGCTGGAAACAGCTTACTACATATTAATGACTTTGAAGAACGTGGTGGTAGAAACACCATAAGTCTTTTCACATCACCTTCTACCACACCCTGAAGCTTTGCACACAACAGTTCTATGTGTCTGCCCATCTCAAAGTCAGAAACCAGTGTGGGTGCAAACATCTTTACAAAGGTAAGGAAGTCTTCCCTTGCTCTCATGTTTGCATATCTTATCATACTGTCTTTTAGACGTATGTAATCGCCTACACCAGATAGTTCTGGTAAGTTACCTTCTTCAATATGTGTATCTAACATTTATATTTTTGTTCCCTGCTTTATATCACATTTAAACGACAGCATTCTTACTGGCGGTGTTGGTGGTGCCGATATAAAATCCTGCATCATATGAGCAACACGTGCCTTACATTCCAGTTCTGTTTTGTAAGGTCCATATCTGTCTGTCAATTGTACACAAGAGCCATCGATAAAGCAAGCTAAAATTATAGCCGTAAACATTTTTTTGTGCCTAATAATTAATCAGTTGCCTAAAAATTAGGCAGCTTTGATTTTTTTATTGTAACACACTTGCATGTTCTATAAAAGTATGTTATTTTTATCTAGTCCTGCCAAGGATAAATACATACCTACACAACCCCGACACACCCCACATATTAATTATCTATATTCAACAACACATACCACTGTGGTCGATACTATCTAATTAGCCGCCACGATGAAACACCCTTTAATTTTTGAAAATTTATTTCAGGGTCATATATATATAATAAATGCAAGGCAATTTTTTTGGTGGGGGTTTTTATATAGACTTTCTAAGTCTATAGAAAAATCCCCAAAGAATCCTTTTCTCAGCAAATCTGTCAAAGTTTTGACAGATCAGAACAAGATCTAAATAAATCTGTAAAGATTTCTTTAGATCTTTTTTTTTGTCAATAAATTGACAACACCGTAGTGTCAAAAGATTGACATAGACCCCCTATATCCCCCTAGTTTTGCCAAGAATTAACCCCTAAAGGGTTAATAGTGTCAATTTCCTGACACTTCGGCAATCTTCCCAAATC